AGAGATTCGATTACGCTATCTGAAAAGAAAAAGCGGGGGATCAAATGACTGAGCGAGATTACTGCGACGATTCTTGCGGTCAGCCTGGAATCGGAAACGAAGAGGACGACGGTAACGATTTGATTCCGGGAGATAACAGCTGCGTAGGCGATCCACATGATCCGACCGGACCGGGACAAACAGTCAACCGAGATGCGCCGAGTAACCTGACACGAATCCCTTCAAGTGGTGGAAGCGGCGGACCGAACGACGTTCCAATCATCGAAACATAGAAATAACGCTCGTTGTCATAACAAAACGCAGTTGACGAAAAATAAAATTACGCAGAGGTTTGGGATATGCTCCAATTGGTCGAGCGGGGATTTTTTAGAACCGCAGCAATTAAACTTTCTACCGCAGCAGGCGACGCAGTAAACCCAGACGTGCAGGTTTTGCGCACTGGCAGATTCAATCATCCTAAGTACGGCGAGTTTGAAATTACTGAGCAAACCCTCGCAGAGATGAAAGAAAACTTTGACAACGATGTACGCGGCGTCGATATTGCGTTCGATTACTTTCATGAGTCAGACAAAGAAGCTTCGGGATGGCCGACAGAGCTTTACCTAAGCGACGATGGCGCTGCACTTTGGGCTAAAGTCGATTGGACAAGCGAAGCACGAAAAAAATTGGCTGAGCGCGAAATAAGATATTTTTCACCTGACTTCGCTTTTGAGTGGGAAGATCCAGAAAGTGGCGTAAGTTATAAGAACGTACTTTTTGGCGGGGGACTGACTAACAGACCTTTTGTAAAAGATATGGCCGCAATCGTTGCGGCTGAAAATGAGAGGGAACAAATGACTTTAAAAGAGATTCAAGAAAAGTTGACAAAGCTCGCCGAAGAAAACACTGAACTGCGTACAAAAATTTTAAAGCTCGAAGAAATGAGTGACGACGAAGCAGGCGACGAAATTAAACCTGATAGCGGTCGTGACAAATCGAAAGAAGAAGTCGAAAAGCTTGCAGAAGCTGCCGCTGCTAAAAAGGGCAAAAAAGGCGCTCCCGCAGCTGAAAGCGACGCACCTGAAATTGATGCCGATGATTCGGAAGAGTCAGACGATAGCGAAGATCAAGATTCAGTACCAGCTTTGAAAAAGCAGTTAGCTGAGATGCAGAAAAAATGTGCTGAGTACGAAGAAAAATTCAACAAGGCAAACGCTGCAAAGCAAATGGCAGAGCGTGAAAAAGAATTCAATGTGCTTCTGACCGAAGGCAAAGCTTGCGTCGCTCAGAAGAAATCTTTCTTGTTGAACGACATGAAAGAATTCATCAAGCTTGCTCAGCCTTTGAATATGGAAGCTCGTGGCAATGGAAGTGGAACCGAAGAAACTACTTCTGATCGTGACGAAAAAGTACTGAAGCTCGCTGAAGAAATGGTGAAGAAAGATTCTGCACTGCCTCTTCACAAAGCAATTGGCTTGGCAAACAAACAGATTAAGTAATTTTTGAAACCTTAGAAGGGGGATTTCTCATGGCATGGTTAGTTAAATTATTCGAAACCTACGAAGCTGACGCAGCGATTGCAAAAGGCTCAGCCGTAAAATTTGGAACTTCAAACAAGCGTGTGGCTGTTTGTTCGGCAACAACCGATTTCTCTATCGGAGTTGCACAGAACGCAGCTGTAAATGCTGGCGACCTTGTGGAAGTTGTTCACTTGGGCGGCGCAAAAGGCTTGGCAAAAGCTTCGATCGTCAAAGGAAATCTTCTAGGCAACAACGCAGACGGTTCGATTCAGAAGGTAGCTTCTGCAAATGACCGTGTGATCGGTATTGCAATGGACGACGCTTCTGCCGCAGATATTTTTTCGATGCTAGTTGTACCCGGCATGGCGACACAGACTCAGAGTTAATCAACTTTAAACGAAAGAGGGGACTTAGGTTATGTCACAATTAAGAGCGATAGTTGATAAGCTACTGACTGGCGTCAGCTCTGCTTATATTCCAAAAGGTTTTATCTCGGAGCAGATTCTTCCGACTGTTCAATCGAAGCAATACTCTGGTTTGCTCGGTAAGTACGGCACGAATCATCTTCGTATCGAAAACTCAATCAAGGGCGGTCGTGGTAAGTATCGCCAAGTTGAAACTCGAGTTTATTCCACGCTGAGCTACCTCATCGAAGGTCACGGCTTGGAAGGATTCGTGTCGAAAGAAGATTACGCCAACGTTGAAGAGCCTTTCGATGCTGAGCGTGACGAAGTGCTAGGCATTTCGACAATGCTTTGGCTTGAGAAAGAAAAAACTCTTGCAGACACTTTGAATAACACTTCGGTGATTACTCAGAACGTGACCCTATCCGGCACTTCTCAGTTCAACGATTTCGCAAACTCTGATCCAATCGGTGTGAGTGCAACTGCACGAAGCACGATCTTGAATGCTTGTGGTTTGATGCCAAACCTAGCAATCATGGACATCCAAGTTTGGAACATGCTGCGATTCCACCCACAGATGTTAGATGCCCTTGGTTACAAGTGGGCACGTCCAGGTGGATTGCAAGAAGATGAAATGGCCCGCGCTCTTGGCGTGGACAAAGTACTCTTCGGAACCGCTCGTTATGAGTCGGCTAAAGAAGGTCAAACTTCTTCGCTCTCATCCGTGTGGGGCAAGAGCTTGATTTTCGCTGTCGCTCCCGACAAGCCTGAAATCATGCAGAAGTCTTTAGGTTACCTTGTTCGCCCGATCGGCTCACAGCCTCGTAAGGTGTACAAAGAAACGAATTTCAACCCACCTGGCTCAGTCAAGGTGTTGGTTGAAGACGAATACGATATGCTGATCAGCGATGCTACTTGCGGCTACTTGGTAGCCGGTGCCATCGCTTAATTGGCCCGCGTCTTTGAAACACGGGGATGCGGTCGAAAGATCTCATCCCCGTTTTATTAAGAAGGGAATGTTTATGCGAACTTTTAAATATATTTTGGCGGCACTCGTGGGCTTCACTGCCCTGACCGCACATGCGAATGGCCCTTGGGTTGTCCGTTTCCAAGACGAAAAACTTCCGACTCAGGTTGAAACCGAGCACGATCAGATTGTAAACCCAATCGCAGCAAGCTCGAGCCTGCTTAAATCAGGTGCGGCTATCAGTTCAGTTGCAGCTACGACCATTTCAACTTTCTCAGCGCAGCCTGATTTTCCAAGAAACGTCACTTTGACTCCAACCGGGACGACTTCAAATGTAGCAGCTGGCACCGCTGTGGTGAGCGGTCTTAGTATCTTCGGAAAAGCAATCAGTGAAAATTTCGCGATCACGAGTACACAAAGCACTGCAACTACCGGATCAAAAGCATTTAAATCCGTTTCTAGCGTTGTGTTCCCACAAGCATCTGGCTCTAGCGTGACATTGAGCATTGGTGTGGGATCTAAAATGGGTCTAAGACGTTGCCTCGATCAAGCTGGCTTCATGAACTTCGATGTTTACGGCGGCGTGTACGCAGCAACTCGAGGCACCGTAGCCGTTGACTCAACTCACATTGAGAGCAACACTTATACTCCAAACTCTGCGGCAGACGGCGCTCACAATTTGGATATCTTTTACATACAAAATTTTAGATGCTACCCCGGTCAATAAAAATTGATAAGGGAGTAACATGGCAGAAAAGTATGTCTTTAAAGGAAACGCTCTGGTTAGCGGTAAAATGTTTCATGCTGGCGCAGCTTGTCCGGCTAGTCTCGTGGATGAGCTACGTGCTTCGGGACTTATCGAAAAAGTTATCCCAGTTGAAACAAAGTCTGAAAAGCCTCTTGAAAAATTACCAGAGCAGAAGCTCGCTGAGTTTAAGGAAAAAGAAAAACGTCAGGAAAAGTAGGTAGCACATGGGTTACTGCCAAGTCTCAGACGTGCAGGCAGACTTCAAGACGTATGTTTTCAACTCAACGTCTGTGATCTCTAGCACGACAGTAACAGGTTTTATTAACGAAGCCTCAGCGCTAATTGATTCGTACGTTGGTGGAAGGTATCAAACACCGATCACTGGCACGCAGTCTTTGCTTCTTATGTCCCTTTATTGCAGGGCGCTTGTTGTGTCTCGTATTCAAGGGATCACTGAGATTAAGCAACAAACAAATATCACCGCCAATCAAACAGGCGGCGGACAAAGTGCCGGGCTCACCGTAGCGCAGGTTCTTAAAAATTTGTCTGATATTCGAGACAATAATACTTTGCTGTCAGACGCTACTTTAAAAGTAGCTGGCGCTGGGTTCTATTCGAACAACTACGAGCAAGGTGTAAATCCACGGTTTCGCAAAAATCGAAGGCAGTGGTGAGCAGTGGCAAATAGCGTTACTTCGTATGTAGTTGATAACGACAATAGATTTCGAGCCGCTCTTGTAAGAGCGAAAGACGCTGTAGGCGATCTTCGAATTCCTTTTGGTCTTATTTTGGCGGACTTCTATAAGTCTGAGCAGGCCATTTTTAATTTAAAGTCAGCCGGGCAGTATCCAGAAATTTCAGCAAAGTACGGCGCTGTAAAAGAAAAAAAAGTGGGTTTTAAGTATCCTCTTTTGGTGAGATCTGGACGACTTGCGGCTTCAGTTCTTGGCCCAACAAACCCCGGATCAGTTGCACAGATTGGTGCGACAACTCTTATTTTTGGGACGAATGTAGAGTACGGCATCTATCATCAATCGGACGCACCTAGAAAGAAGATCCCACTTCGTAAGTTCTTATTCATTGGCCCTGAAGCGCCACGCTTTGCGACTAGTGATCAAATGGGTAGGTTAGAACGTTGGATGAATATTCTAAATGACTATGTGCTCCAAGTTGCGAAGAGGGACGGTCCTTTCGTATGAGCAAATTTAGGCCTGAAGATCTTCTGAACAACGTCAAAAGTTTATTGGTCATGTACCTAAATAATAAGATTGATGCGATCGAATCTGAGCAGGTGACGAAAGGTTTGCCGGCAACGAATCTCGCTCACGTCGATCCGACTAAGGGTTATTTTTTGCAATCATGGAGCGACAAGGCTTTTGCTCTAAGCCCGGCCATTTTCTATGGGATTGAGGATATTAAATCGGAAGGTTTTGGACCGGCGACAAAGCAGGAATACCGGGTTTTTGTTGAGGTTGTTTACGTTGATTCGTTGCAAGATCTTTTAGTAAATGCTCGAATTTTTCGTTACGCAGAAGCTATTAAAGAGGTTTTCGAAGAGCATTACGCAGATTTATCAAACTCTGCCAAAATAAAAATAGAGACAGTTCGCCCAGTTTCCTTTAAGTTAGATACTAATACTAGCGAAGAGGTTAGAGTAGGCGGCGTTTCACTAATCACGTCGCTGGCATAGGGCGTTTAAAGAGGGGGATCTCAAATGAGCGGTTTAAGTGCTCCAAGAATTTTATTCGGTGTCCATTCCATTTCACCATATAACCGGGCTGACAAAACTCCCTACGGGATTTTGAAAGTAATTGGCGCTGCAAATATGTCGCTAAGCTCTTCCATCGACACACTCTTTGGCGGATCAAATAAATTTCCATGGGCAGCAGAAGCTAAGAACGTAGCCTCAAGCCTTGCTTGCAAAGTGAAGGCATATCCTGGATTTCTTTTCACTCAGTTCATGGGCGCTTCGAGCACGGACAATGCCGGCGAATCTTTGGCCTCAGTGACAGCGCTTGCAAATTTCAAAGGCACTTCAATCATGAATGCAACGACTGGGATTGCCTCAGTCGGAATTACAAGCGCCAATGAGAGCAACGTCAAATTCGGAAAATACTTAGTTGTCGCAGCAAGCTCGACGACAGTTAATGTGTATGCTTATTCCGACGTGGATTTTCCACGCGGTTCAACCCCACTTTCTTATCAAACCGACCTTTTAAAGATTACCGCAAGCGCTTTGACTATCTCTACCACTGGAGCGATAACCGTTATTCCAAACACTGGACTACAGTTTGTTGGCGGATCTGGCACAATCGGCATGACCGTTGGTGACACAGCAACTTTCAGTTCACGTCCAGAAAACAGCGTTTCAAGTGATATCATTATCGGAAAAAGCAGCACTATCTTCCCAGCCTTTGGTGCGATTTTTGTTGCTCAGAAAAGATCAGACGGGGAAATGTTTGAAGTGGAAGCTTTCAATGTGATCGGCTCTGGTTTTCCGCTCAACCTTGATGAGTACGCTTTTTCACAGACCGAGCTAAAGATGGAATGCCTTTATGATTCCGTTCAAGACGCCGTGTTTGCAATCCGACACGTTGTTCCACTCACTGTAACCTGATTCTTCAAAAGGGCGCATAACTTGGGCGCACTCCTTATAGCACCGAGGCAGCTTATGACTGTCTCGGTGCAGTGTTTTCTACCTTCTTAACAATGAGCTTTAGACACCGCTTGCAGGTGACTTTTTGTTTTTCATTGGTGAAGTAATAGGCATCTAAGAATCCACAAGCGGGCATGTTGTCAAAGCGCGGATGCTTATAGGTACGCTCGAGATGGATGACTCTCTTTTTCACTTTTCAAAATCTTTCTTTTTTGGAGCGAAGTGCAAAGCCGCGTACCGTACCCACTCACTGATGCTACCTTTGGTGTGCCCGTGAGCCTGAGCAATGAGCAGCTTCATTTCTTCGGCATTGACTCGGAATGGAACTACGATTTTTCTCACGTTCGGATTTATTTT